AGAGTGAGTCTGACCTTGCTGAACTGACTGGGCAACTTGACAGCAAGCAAGAAAAAACAACGCAAGACACACGCCTTCAGTTGCTGCTGCCCATCATTGAGTCTGAGGTCAAGGACATCCCTAAAGTTTTTGCTTTAAAACTCAAGCGCGAAGGCTTTACCAATCCTAACCTTACTGACCGCGAACGCAATCTTATCAACCGTGCGTACGACCTGCGGTTGGCTGAAGACCCTGTGGTTGAAAAAACACCGGAAGCGACGGAATCCACGAGGTGGCAAGATGACCCCGAGGCACGTGCACTTGTAGCCGAAATGGGTGCAACCCCCGAACCCACACCCACAAGCACCGCAACAATGGAATCACGTGTCTCCGAAAAGAAGGCACAGCGTGAGCCTGAACAGCCGAGCTTTCCCGGCATGGGTAAACCAAAGGGCGCTGCACCGCAAGCGTTTTCCGAGGAAGAACTTGCGTTTCAAGAAAAACCGTTTGCTACGGTGCTGACTCCCGAGGTGCTGGCCACCGCTGGTCTGCCTAAGCAGTCGGGCTTCTACAAGCAGTTGCTCAACATGGACATGGCTGACGCCACCCAACAGCCTGTTGTTGCAAACATCTTTGGGCGTGTTCGTGAGAACCCAAACTTATCCACAGCCACTAAGGATGCAATTGAGCGCATGGCCATGCAAGCGTTTGGCGGTCTAGCCAAACAAGGTGATATGTTTGTACCTGCAAAGCCAACCAAGGCTGATGCAAAGAAAGGCTCCAAAGATGCAACTACAACAAAACCCTCTGAAGGAGGACGTGATAAGAACGCAGGAGATGTCGCTGGAGGAACTGGAACTCGCGCTGAAGATAGCAAACCAAGCGGTGCAAAGAACGAGCGTACTGGAGCCGCTACTGATACCAAACGAACTCAAGCACCTAAGTCCGCTGGATTGGGAGATAGTGGGAAACCTGCTGGTGACGCTGGAGATGGAACAGATGTGGAGTCGGGTGCACTGAAGAAGACCGAAGCCAAGACCGAGACCAAGACCGACACCAAGACCGAGACCGACACCAAGACCGAGACCGACACCAAGACCGAGACCGACACCAAGACCGAGACCGACACCAAGACCGAGACCAAGACCAAGACCGACACCAAGACCGAAGCCAAGACCGACACCAAGACCGACACCAAGACCGACACCAAGACCGACACCAAGACCGACACCAAGGCTAAGAAGGCCAAACCCTCCGCCTCGTTCGGTTTTTACGGCCAAGTGGTGGAAGTTGAGAGTCGGTCTGACGCGCTGGACTATCTGGCCTATGACATGTATGTGGCCATGTTTGCGAAGCACAAGCTGTTGGGCTCAGTAGACAAACTTAACGATATTACCGCGCAGTTGCGCACCGGTATCCCTGTTGATTACATCGCCTTTGGGCGTGAAGGTACGACCTCGATTGAGCCGTTGAGTGGTGGCGCGTACGCCAAAGCGTTTTACAAATCCTTGTCGGTAGCTGACAAGAAGGCGCTGGCCAATAAGATGCTGGAATACTTTACGATTTCCGAAGCCGGGGTGCGTCGGGGTACCGCTCAGTTTAACGTGTCTCAAACGCTATCCCGCAATACCGCCGAGCAGATGGATACCGGCGAGAAGTATCTTGCTCGTGACGCTGTAATGTTGGGACTACCGTTGCACCCTGCCATCCGCAAGGCGTTGAAAGCTGGCGATCTTCGCGGTGCTTTGGACATGTTGGGTGCGCAAAACCTTGGCCGTACGTCTAAAGTTGCCGAAAAATTGGCCAGTGCAATTGGCAAGACCAAGATTGAACTGGTTACAGGCTTAAAGGATGCTGAGGGTAACCCTGTATCCGGCCTGTACGACCCCAAGACCGATACCATTAAGCTGGACGCAGACTCTGGGATGAATGCTCACACGTTGTTGCACGAATCCGTACATGCCGCCACATCGCATGTGATAGCCAACAAGTCACACCCGATGACTAAACAGCTTACGGAGCTTTACAACAACGTCAAAGATTCGTTGGACACGGCATACGGTGCGCAATCACTGGATGAGTTTGTTGCCGAGGCGTTTAGCAACCCTGAGTTTCAACAGCAACTGTCAGCCATCAACCCCAAGGGTGAGGCCATTACTGCATGGCAACGCTTTACGCATGCCGTCCGCAACTTTGTGCGTTCGTTGATGGGCCAATCGACTAAGGGTATGGGGACTGCGCTCGACGCTTCGGACTTCCTTATTGATAGCATTTTGTCGCCTGCACCTGAGTTGCGCGATGCAGGTTCGTTGTACGCAGCTTCGCTGCTGGGTAGGGGCGCTGCGGTCTTTAAAGCTATAGACGCTCAAATTACATCGCTACCGGCAATGGACAACAACACCGTTGCGCGAATATACGATATGGTGCGCAATGCACCGGAGACTATTCAAAAAATCGTCTTGCGCAGTTTGCCGCTGAACGCGCTGACCGAGGTTGCCAAGAAAGACATCCCCATGGCACCCAAGCTCAACGAGTTGGAGAAGCTGTGGAACGGTGCCAAAGACAAGCGCATGCGTGAAACCAACGCCACCATGACGCGCATCCAGAATTGGATAAAAGGCAACCCTGAGAAAGAAGTCATCCTGAATGGTGTCATTGCCACCAGTACGCTTGAACAAGTTGATCCGTCTAAGCTCCGCTCCGATTACGCCAAGTACCGCCTTGAATACCCGCAGGGGGGCCGAACTATAGTCAAGGAATTTGACACCGCCTCTGAACGAAACGCCGAGATTTTGGCAATAAACAAAACTGCTACAAGCGAACACGTGGCGCGGGGCGGTACTGGAAAAGTGACGGTGGCAACCAAAGCGGGGGATGCTGACCCAGACAAACAAAAAATATGGGACGAGTTGCAACCCCAGTGGGCCAAGCTAGGGGCCGAAGGTCATAGCATCTACAAGCAGATGCGCGACACATACAAGAAAACGTATGATGACTTACTTGATCTGTTGATGAAGCGTATCGACGACTCCGTTGCAGACAAAGACGATGCCAAGAAACTGCGCACTGAGATTTATCAGCGCCTTGCTACCAAGGGCAAGATTGAGCCGTACTTCCCGTTGACACGTTCTGGCGACTTCCGCCTGTCATACGACCTCAAGGGTGAGCATTACGTTGAACACTACGAGACTTCGGTTGCGCGTGATCGTGCAATTAAAGAATTGGAAGCCGAGGGCGGCGTTAAGAACCTGCAACGATTTAAAGGCGGTTCCAACAAAGTGTACAGAGATGCGCCCCCTACCTCGTTTGTAAACTCTATCTTGCGTACGCTTGAAGCCAACAGCGTCAATCCAGAGGTTACCGATGAGATCATGCGTACGTTCTTGGAAACGCTGCCTGAGTCGTCGTTTGCCCAAGCGTTTCGCAAACGTAAGAACACCCCCGGTTTTAGCTTCAACGCAACGGGTGCGTTCTATTCACGCTCAATGAGCATGGCCCATCAGTTGCCAAACCTTGAGTACGGCGCTAAAGCGTATAAGCTGCGCGATGAGATTGAGGAGTACGCCAAGACAAAAAATAATACTGAACTTGAACGGATGGCGGCGACAAAAGGTATGAAGGTAAGTAACCCTCAGTTCTTAAAAACTTTGACCGCTGAGGAAAGAAAAAAAATATCGGATACGGTTGAGCGCACTAGCCTCGTGGCTGCGGAACTGAACAGCCACATCCAAACGCTGGTCAGTCCTACCATTGCGCCTTGGGCTAAAGTTGCAACCTCGTTAGGTTTTATTGCAACGTTGGGTGGTAACGTGTCGTCTGCAATTGTTCAGACAGCACAATTGCCGTTGGTAATTGCACCTTACCTCGGCGGTAAATACGGCTACCCCGAAACCATGAAAGCTATTGGGGCTGCTACCAAGGTGTTCATGGGCAGTGGACGCAAACGTCAGGTCAAGATGACGGTGCCTACGGCTGACGGTCAAGAGACCATTGAGCAAACGGGTTTCTTCTCGCTGGACAACTACAACTTTGATGCACTTGCAAAGAAGGGTAAGTTGACTAAGCAGGAGCAGGCCGTGCTTGACCTCAAGGAGTTGTCAGAGCTTGCCGACAAGTATGGGTTGTTAGACCGCTCGATGACAAGCGACGTGTTTGACATGAATGAAAAGTCATCCCCACTTGACCGTATTGCCGCATTATCTGGGATTCTCCACCACCACAGCGACCGTATGAACCGGCAGATTTCGTTGATCGCTGCTTACAACCTTGAGCTTGGGCGCATGACCAAGGACGGCGAAACCATTAACGCTGCCTCACGTACCGAAGCTGCCAAACGTGCTGTAGAAATTGCTGAAATTATGAACGGTGGCGCATCCGCAGGTAGCGCACCGCTGCTGGCAAAGAACTCGTTGGGCAAAGTCATGTTCATGTACAAGCGTTACGGTGTGACCATGTACTACATGATGTTCAAGACCGCACGCGAAGACATGAAGTCCGAGGATAAGAAAGTACGCTACGCTGCTATGCGTCAGATTGCCGGTATTTACGTATTCGCTGGTCTGCTGGCTGGGGTGCAGGGTCTGCCCGGGTTTGGCATTATTGCTGCTGTTTACAACATGCTAAAAGGCGACGATGAAGACGACATGGAAACCGCTGCACATAAGTACTTCAAGGAAGGGATGTTCAACGGCGCGGTCAACTACTTCACTGGCACGGCTGTTTCCAACCGTATCGGCTTGTCCGACTTGATACTAAATAGCACGGGGTACAAAGACCAAGACAACAAAATTTTGTCGTTCTTGCAACTTGCGGGTGGCCCAGTTTACGGCACGGTTGACCGAATATTCGCAGGGCAAAAATTAATGCAAGACGGCAACATGGAGCGGGGTCTGGAGCGGATGCTCCCCTCGGCTATTGCCAACACCATGAAGGGTATTCGGTTTGCGACTGAGGGTGCAAACACGCTGCGCGGCGACCCCATCACCGGGGACATTAGCGCGTGGAACGCCGGGGCACAATTCTTTGGCCTTGCGCCTGCGGAGTACATCCGTCAGCAAGAAATCAACGCCTCGGAAAAGAACATTGAAAAACGTGTCGTTAAAGAACGCACAAAGCTGTTGCTTAATTACTTTACCGCCGCACGGGTGGGGGACTCAGAAGGTGTGTCGGATATTGTTACCAAGATGCTTGACTTTAGCAAGCGGCATCCTACGTTTCCAATTACTGTGGAAACAATACAAAAATCTATGGCGCAACACATGCGGACAACGATGGAAATGTACCACGGCGTAACCTTTAACAAGAAACTCCGCCCTGAGTTGTTGCAGGATGCGGCTGAGTTTGACGGCGACTTCTTTGAGTGATTAAAAAAGCCCCCGCTTGTTACGGCGGGGGCGAACAACTTCAGGAGAACGAAATGACAGGCAACCTGTCACGGCAATCGTATCACAGCCGCCGCCAAATGCGTACCCCCCACTGCCCGTCTTCGATGCTTGGCCGGTAGTGAACCACCCACTCCCGTTGAGTTGTTATCTGGTGAACTTGGCGCACAAGTTCAAGCGTGTTCACGCAAGGAATGAACACTGAAGTATCCACTAAAAATTTATCCCAGTGAACAATAATACGCACCCCATCCGGTGCAAGGTCGTCAAACCTGATTCTGTTTCTTGAACAGCGCGGAGGTTGTCGCCAAAGCTTGCTCAGTTTCATCGTCCATAAACCCCGCGCAATCTAGTATCAGAACATCGGTCGGCGGCATGTTAATGCGGGTGCCTTTGCCAAGTCGAACCTTAGCCGTAGTTGCTTTGGTGCTTCCAGTTTTCAGACCATCAACAAACCCGGCGTAGTTAATTTGCTGCTTACCGCACCATGCCTTCAGGGGCTTGGGCAGCAGGTACAGCTTCTTCACATCGTACTCATACCTCGCCACAAAATGCCCACGGGGTGAGCCGTCAGGCACAATGAACTGATCCAGCGCACCTGCGGTATTCCGTGCGTCATCTGTTGACTTTATGCGTAGCATATTGTTGTAGTTCTCTGCCATGTAGTCAGTTAGTTGAGCTTCTACGTTGACGTTCATCTCGCGCACCATAACTTTAGCTTCGGCCATCACCTTGACAATCCACTGCACGATGGGCGCAATCTGCCAGTCAATGAGGCCAGCTTTCTTGGCCAACATCAACCCCGCAATAGGGCGCGATGCCAAGACAGACCAGTAGCGGTTCTCAGCAGACAGGCTCGACGCCGCATCAAGTTTGCGCTGCACTGCCATGGTAAGTTCTTTGACCGCATCCAAGTTGTTCAGAACATACTGAAGGAAGACAACGCCCGCATGCCCGAAGTTGTCCTTGATGGCGGCGCTAAATACATCGGTCTCAGCCTTGGTTGCAAACTTCACTGGGTCTACGCGGCATTCCAACACGCGCTGAGCTTCCGCTTGTGGCAAGGCTTTGAACAGCGCAATGCGTTCCAGCATCGACGTGTTACCCGTAGTGCCAAACAGAGTCTTCCACGGCTTGCCGCGTACGCGCTCGACGTTGCCCTTCGGCCCCATGCGGTTGCGTTGTAGACCACTCGGCAGTTGATACGCCCAGTCCGACAGGTCTTGCGGCTTGGTGTTGGTCATCTCGTCCATGTAGCAGACGATGTTCTTGTACACCTCAGCACGGTTCATTTTCGAGTTAAAGGTATCGCGTTCCTGCATCACCAGCAGATCGGGGTCACCCCAGATAGATGCACCTGCGTACATAGCCGTGGTCTTGCCCAGACCAGAACCCTTGCTCCATGCGTGGAAAGCGGCGGCGTTGATCGGCTGAAATTCCATCAATATAGAACCCAGCGACAGCCCAAACATGAATTGGTGCAACTCCATGCCCGGTTGGTTGTAGAACGAAATGGTCTTCTTCCACTGCTCCAGTGTGCCCTTGGCCCTGAAGATAGGGAACAGCCCCACGGTAGCCGCAGAGGGCGAACTCACCTCAACCCTATCTTTAAACACTTCCATGTTGCCAACGATGAACGACTCGTGCGTATCGTCCCGCCATCCAAACTGCCGACATGCTTCGTCAGCTTCGGAATTAAACTGTAACTCGTTAACCCATCTCATTGTGTACTCCATCAACTCTTGGACGTTCAAAACTGCTACGCCCTGTGACGCAAGATGCTTGCGAAACTCATCCTTAGTACCCACGGCAGTCAGCGGTATCGTAAACTCACGAACGCCGTCTTTGGGTAAGTGCAAGCGCATCACAAGAGACTCACCAGCTTCGGGGTCTTTGATGCGCCGTATAACGTACAGGTCGTTGAAATAAACCAGCACATCCTTGTCTTCGTTCTCAGCATTCTTAGAATGCTTAAACACCCCACCGCTTTTACCCCGAAAGAACGGGTGCGGATACTTGGGTATAGCGTACCGAATCGGCGTGGCCGCAGTCACACCCAGCGGTTTTTCTATGACAATGTTGTCAGACTCGTCGGCTTCCTCAACCTCACGCCCGAGAGAGATTGGTGACTTGAGCTTGCCCCAGTGCTTGCAGTCCTTGCACACCCCACCACGGTACTCGTCAAAACGTGTGCACAGGTACGGGCCTTTGATCAGATCAGCTTTAGTCTCGGTTCGCTCGTACGTGTACTCGGGGTGCTTGGCAGAAATCTTATGGATTGCCTTATCGCCGTCAACGCAAAACTTGGCAATGGATAAGCCAGCCCTCCACAGCGGTTCGGATATGCTTGCTTGGTTGTTAATTACTTCTTTTAGTTGATCGCACCCAGTACCGCTCATGGTCTTGATCAAGATGGTCTTGAACCGATTTACAATACTGCCCGACAGCGCTTGCATCATGGCGTCTTGCTGCTGCGGCATGTACTTCTTCGGGGGCACCAAGACCATTGTGTCGTCGCCCAAGAACTCGCGGAATACATCCAACTCAACAGGCATGCCAACTTCACCCACTAACCCAACAGGAGAAGGGGGGTCAGTCTTGTAGTTATGGGTATCAGGAACCCGCAGCACACGCGCCGCATCTGCTGGTACAGACGGGTCGTTCCGCAGCCCATGCGTTGTGCATAGGCGTTTAAATTGCTCGGCAATCGGCACCCATGTTTCACGTGAAACAGGTGCAACCAACGGCCAGTACACGTGGATACCACGCCCCGAATTTACGATAGTCGGGCGGGGCAGCTTAAGTTCTTTGCAAAACTTTCGTAATGCGCCAAGAGCTTCGCTCTGTGTCGCGTAGTCTTTTGTTGGCCCACAGTCAAGGTCAAGAAAGAATGATCTTAGTTGCTTTACGTTGGGTACTTTACGAGACCCAGCTTGGTCAAAAGTCCCCAGCGCAAAATAAGCGTCATAGCCTTCAGCGTCTAAATTGTGGGCCGCATGGATTGCGGCATCAAGGTTGTCATAGAACTTTTGTACCTTACGCTCGTCGGCTATCCGATACGCAAAAATGCAATAGAACCCTTCGTCCCCCAGTACCGACTCCAGAAATTTCTTTGTTTCCATAGCCGCCGATAGTCAGAGTGAATGAGATGGCTGAAAAGGTGGGGGTACTCACCGTGCTGTTTGCCTCACGCTTGTGACGAAAAACGACAGACTTGTGCCCTGTCCAGCATTGGCTTTCCCCCCAAAACTAATCAGTCGTCCCAGTCGCCAACGATATCGCTAAGCTCAGACTTCTCTTCAACCGCAGGAGCGGCGCGTTTGGTAACCTTGATTGGCTCTTCAACTTCTTCAACCTCAACCTTCGCGGCTTTCGGCGCAGCCTTGGCTTCTGCTTTGGGGGCAGGGGCAGGGGCAGGCTCAAACAACTTCGGTGCGGGAATCACGCCGTCCATTTGCGACACGTTCATAGTGATCGCCTTGGTGGTGTCGGGGTGGCTCTGCAACTTGACTGCAACTGCCAACTCATCTTCTTCCAGTGCACGGACGGGGCTGAACACCAGCTTGGGGGTTGCGCTGTCAATGTCAAAACGCATCTCGGTCACGATAGAAATCGCAGGAGTGTTGTACGCCTTGAGGTGACGACCGTAGGCTTGCAGTGGCATCTTCTTGCCCTCCGCGTCACCAAACACAGATGTTGATGGCAGTGTAATTTGGTACACGGCTTCTTTGCGCAACTCGCCGTCAAGCGCCACGGCAATACGTTGCTGGAACCGGCAAGCGCGGGTGTCGCCTTGGCCAGAGCCCTTGATGTGCTGCTTGCAGTCTTTGCAAAACTTGGCTTGGCGCTGCTCTTCGGGCACTGCCTTGTCGGGGGTTTGTGTGTCGCTTGACCAGCACGTGGGCTTAGTCTTGGAACCCTTGACGTAAGTGCCCTCAAAGAACATACGGGACACAGGCGCGGCGTTGATCAAGATGATCTTCATCGAACGCTCTTCACTTACGCGAACTTCCTTGCCACCAACAAACTCACGGAACGCGCCGCCTTCGATGCTGATACGCTTGTTGCCGCCGCCGCTGCCGCCACCAGCGAGGGTGTTTGTCAGGCTGTCTTCGATGCCGCTTAGCAGCGCAAGGGCTGAATTGCTAGGCTTACCAAACAGGGTCATTTCGTTGCTCATCTTCGCTTCTCCAGTTACATGTCTTCGTTGGGGTCAGTAAAAACCAGTTCAAGTTGAACGGGCGCTTTGGGGTCTTCGACTTTCGGTACTTCCGATTCGGCTTTGGGTGTGCCCGACAGGGCTGCAATCACCGCAGGCACGTTGAAACGGTACGTGTTACCGATCTTCAAGTATGTGTCCTTGGGGATATGGCCCTGCCGCACCCATGCGCGAACAGTGGATACCGAAACCGTAAACTGCTTGGCCAATTCCTCGATTGGCACGAATGGTTCACTCATTACTTCCTCCGTACGGTTATGGTGTACTCGCTGTCCGTATTGAGTCCGGGCGGCAGCAAGTCAGGATTGGCCTCAAGGAACTCTTTGAGGTTCGTTTGGTGAATACGCTGGTGCAATAGCTGCGGCGCATTGTTTGCAACAATGAACTTGTGCATGGCTTCCCAGTTGTTTGTCCAGTAGTCAACCTTGACGGTGCGGTAGAACAAGCCTTCGCCAGTGCGTACGCTGTCCACGTTCTGCGCCTTGCAAAACGCCAAGAGCGCGGACTTTACCTTGACCATCTGAGCCATGAGCTTCTTCTCGTCGGCTTCGTAAGCAACACGCATCTCATCGTGCTTGACCTTCATCTTCAGGTACACCTTGACCAGCTTCTCAGGGGGTACAGCAGGGGCGGTTTCCTCTGTCATTTCGTTCTCCCCTTAATATTTAGGGCGGTCTAAAAGAAACATGATCTTCGGGGTAGCACCTGCGTTGATCAATTGGCTCGCCGAATAAGACACTCGGTGGTTGCAGGGTAGAGACTTCAACTCCCCCTGTTCTTCGTGATAGCCGGGGCCGACAAACTCGGTCGGGCGGCGGTAGTGCGGCACATAAACAATTTGCCCAAGGCAGTAAACGGTCATAGAGTCGCGGGGTGCAGCTACAGAAGTCATTTCGTTCTCCGGTTGTTGTTGGGATATTTATTATAGTGGTGTTTGGTGGCTTACGCAAGTATTTCTTTGTAGAGGTCAACTATTTTTGAGTGAACATCTATTTTGTTATCTAGTAAGTTGTAAACGTGTCTTTCTACACCTGACCCCACCAGTTGCACCACTGTAGACGGGTGGCGCTGACCCGAACGGTGGACTCGGGCATTGGCTTGGGCGTAGGTCTCAAGGCTAGATGTTGGCCCCCACCACACCACGGTGTTCGCAGCGGTGAGTGTCACGCCATGGGCGGCGGCTTGTGGCTGAATGACCAGCACCTTAGTGCCGTTGGGGTCAGTCTGGAATCGGTGGAAGATGTCGGTGCGTTTGTGTACGGGCACGTCCCCGCTGATCACCTCGGTTGTATAACCATCGGCGTTGAGCTTATCGGTCAGGATTCTGATCACATGCTTGAACGGCACAAACACCAGCACTTTCTGGCTGGACTCGTCGATCACCTCGGTCAGCACGTTGTAACGGTTCTTGATGTCAAACTCCAAGGTCTCGCCCGAGTCGGAATACACCGCGCCGCAAGATATCTGCAAGAGCTTGCTCATGTTCACCGCTGCATTGACGGACGTGATTTCCTCACCAGCAGCTTGCACCACCATCTTGCTCTTGAGCATCCCGTAGTAGCGTTCCTGCTGCTTGGTCAATTCAACGTGACGCTTGACGTATGTCATCTCTGGCAAGTCAAGGCACTCGTCCTTGGTAAACCGGATAGCTGGCTGCAAACATTCAAACACGGTCTGCGTGGCGGTTCCCTTGGCAAGCCAGCGGAAGTTGCTTAGCTTGATCATCACCATGTCGCGGAAAGTCGTATAGAACTTGGGCACACCTTGCGGGTTGACCAGCTTAGCCAACCCGTACGCATCGAGGGGGGACTGCGCAGCGGGGGTGCCTGTCATCATCCACAGCCACGTATCAGGCTTGACCAGCGTGTTGAGTATCTTCCACCGCTTGGTCTGAACATTTTTATAGGCGTTGGCCTCGTCAACCACAATCAGGTCGAAGCCGCCCTTGGCTATGTCTTCGGCAACAATCTCTACGCCGTCATAGTTGATGATCACAAACTCAGCAATACCGTTGACGATGGCCTTGCGCTTGTCCTTGGCACCATACGCAATGTCAACAGAACGGTGCATGGCAAACTTGAACAAGTCAGCCCTCCATGCCGAATCCATGATGGACAGGGGGCAGATCACCAACACGCGCCTTATGCGCTTTTGCTTGAGGAGGTAGTCAGCGGCCCAGATAACTGACCCTGTTTTGCCTGTGCCCTGCTCGTTGAGGCAGAACGCACGGCGGTTCATGGTGAGGAACGCAGAAGTTGTTTTCTGGTGGTCGAACGGTTTGTACTGACCCGGCCAATCGTAGCGTCCCATGATGGGTGATGGCACGTCTTTCACGCGCAGATTCTTGAGGACTTGCGCTTCGTCCAATCCCCAGTGCACCAACACTTGGTTGTTAGGGAGTTCCCTACTTTTAGGGATGACTGTCGTGACGCGATGCGGATTGCGCAGCGTCAACAACAAAGCCTTGTTGTCAATAATTTTCAATTCGCTCTCCAGCGCAGACGGCATAACGGAGCGAAGTGGGTGTCCCACTCGCTCTCGCCGCCATCGAAATTCCAATCTAACGCAACACGCGGGGCGTGTCAAGCGGGTTTCTTCCCACCTTTTTCTTTTACGCTGTGACCGTTACGGGCACGGTTCTTGGCGGGTGCAATGATGCGAAGGCCGGTCTTGTTTGAGCCACCCTTGGATAACATCTTAACGTGATCAATGTCCTTGCCCTCACGCTTGTCAGCCTTGCCGTTGCCGTTCTCATCGGGGGAACTGGCATCAACTTTTCGACGGGCGCGTTGGCGCTCCATGCGGTTAGGGAGTTCGCCACGCTTCTTCTGCATGTCGTACTCGTGGTCGTACGGTCTTGGTGATTTGGTGTACGGCATATCAATTCCTTCCGTTGTGCTGGCAACTCAGTACCACGCAGTGCTTCCTGCAAAGGCCCGAGGTCTTGGGGTTCCACACGCCTGTCTCGTACGCTCTTTTCATGCGCCCATGATCGCGCAGCCACTTCTCCCACAGCTTGGGCTCATCCACTCTGGAGTAGCTTGCTTTGGGGAACTGCTGCGCAACTACAAAAAGCAGCCCTGCCTTGACGTTGGTTACTTCGGGGAAATGCTTGAACACTGCCAACGCCATCAACTCAAGCTGCCCTGTGTCGGCATACTTTGCACTCTTACCCGTCTTGTAATCCACGATACGTGCGGTACCGCCATCCTCAATGATAATCAAATCCGCGATGCCGCGCCACCACACGTTGGGGTCTTTGAACCCGCACGGTTCCAAGTTTTCGGTCAACCCCATCTCGTACTCACACAGCTTGCGGCCTTGTCGCTGTTTGAGGTTACCCAATGAGTGCTTAGCATACATGAACTGTGGCGGCAGGGGGGTGCCATCACGTATGTAAAACTCAGCCGCTTCGTGAAAGGCGGTGCCGTACAGCAGGTGTTCTACGCCCTGATCTTCCTGCACATCCTTGACGACCTTCAGGTGGTAGAACTTCTTAGGGCATTGTTCAAACGTCTTGATGGACGAAAACGACCATGCGGGTATCTTGACTGTCACAGTTCGTCCAGCCTCAAGGCTTCCTGCTCTCCCTTGGTGTCGATGCCGCAGCGCCGCTCTATCAGACGCGCAAAGTCCAGCGTCCCGCCGGGGTTTGGCGCGCATTGCGCCCACAGCGCCCGAATTTCCTCATCCGCCAGCGCCCTGCGCGGCACCTGCGCCTCGGTGGTCAGCTTATCGGTCGCCTCTTGTGCAAACTTTTCTAGATTTTCCCGAGACCAATTTGAGAATTTTGCCATTTCATTTCCAAACGTTAAAGACATTTTTGTTAGTCACTTCGATCAGCGTGTCCACCGGGCGCAGCTTTCGACGCCCAACTCTTACCGGCATC